GACAGATAAAAATTAAAAATGAGATGTCGCTTGCGCCAACGAGCCACTTTCCGTTGAAAGATGGCCCGCTCTAGCAGTGCTACTAGACTGAAGGAACTGAATAGATTTCAGGAAGGCCCACAAAAAAGAAGAGCTGAAAGTCTTCTCCCACTGCCCGATAATGGTACCAGGGAATAGTGGCGGGACAGATCACGCTAAATCGATAGTTGTTCATGTCGAACTCATCGAAATTTTTGTAATCAGACACCATTTGTGGGTGGGTTCTCGCTGAGGAGAACCGATAGTTTGAATAGTAAGGAAACTCAACCTCGGCCGATCCGCGATTCAAATACACGCCATTCGCTGTAGAATATTTGGTAAGATCATGCAAGTCTGGAGCGAAGCCTGAGGTGACCTCAAAAGTTGCCTGAACATCTGTTTCGGGGGTCTGCGCGACTTTGACTCGTGTCGAACCGCGCCAACCCGAAAACATGGTTGTGATGTACTCATGATGGCAAATGGCGCCCGGGACGGAAGCAGAATTTATACCACGAATCGTGTGGTTTCTAGTCGGACCAGCCGAATCGCGCCGCCAGGCATATCTCTTGAGGAGAGTTCGCAGAGACGGCACACTTTCACCAAAATACACTCTAGTTAGAGGGTTGGTTGAAGAAGTATGCACATCTCCAATAGTTTCAAGATTGGAGGCTGCCACCGGACTATCGTCGTCCGGTGAAGCGGGAGACAAACTGAGCGCTTGGGGAGAATCTCCAGGGTCAGGAGAGTGAAATCGCCACCCAAGTGTCTCATCACCTAAGCGAGAGGCCGGGGCGGCAAATTCGATATTCTCATCGGCTCTGACCGATACCATGATGCGAACCTGATTGGATAAACCAGGTGAGGGAGAACTTAACGGTTCTAGAACCGAAATTTTCAGCTCCCCATTATCATAGTTGGGATCGTTGTTGATAGTGCTGCCAATATTGAAATCGGTGGTTGAACCCACTTGACAAGTACGTGTTTTCAGCCAAGGCAGGGATGAATGCCACTCGACTGGAACTTCTATATCTCGAACTTCGCTGATGTCGACGACGCGAGAATAGACTTGATTGAATCCCTCGTTGACATTGTCTCCCAATGGGTCATAAATGATTCTGATCTTGCCGCGATGCAACGCAGATGCGACGATCGTGAAACGAAAGATCAGGGTTCCCCGCCAAAATCTGAAAAGCTGAGAAATGGCCGCCATGGGGCACATTATGCTTGAGTTTGTGGGGTGTAGTGTGTTGGTTTGAAAATGCATAGGGGTAACGTTTATTTCGCACAAAGTACCCCCAGCGCTGTCACTCTCGTCCCAGAGAACATTGTCTACATGACAATTGATGCCACACAGATAGGGAATAGACAATTCATCCACCGAGCTGAGACCAACTGTTCGTGGATCAATCGTCAATTCCCCTTTGCAATCGTAACTGAGTCGGGAGTATACGTCGGGTGTGTTCGACGGAGCCAACTCTCCGAAAGTAAATTCCCTGTACCTGTGGATAGGCTCCAAAGTGGCAGGTCGGGAAAAACCGAACACGTGGGCTACGCGACCGATGGCACTAGCTGTCATTTCGGTGGCCAGCGCTAAAGGTGCTATTTCAGGGACGAAATCGCCAATGAGACCCGCCATTCTTGCAGTTGCTGAGGCTACTTTCTCTACGGGTTTGATAGCTCTTTCGTCGGCTTGTTCAATTTGAGAGGAACGAGATTCTTGTCGTGCGATTTCGCGCACGACTTGCTTCCAACGTTCCCAGTTGGCATAGACGAAGCTTAGAATTGTGAAAATGGCGGAAACAACGCCAGCTCCTGCTCCGACAACAGCGGGTTCGACCAGACACTGACGAGTCCAGGTCGAGGCGAAACCTGTCGGACAACACAATTCCACATTTTCCATCCATGCGAAAATGGTGATCTGTACCTGCGGAGTAGCCGACGTGACGTGGCCCAAATGGGAAGCAGTGTACAGGTGAAGTTGCCCCATACGCGCGACATCATTAGTTTCATACAGGTCGATGAAATTGTTTGGCGTGAAGAAAGGCAAAACTAGTTCGCCCCCCTTGCTCTCCGTCGCACATAGCGTGATGTGGGGTCTTACGGTGGACCAGATGTATCTGGTTCCAGATGTAGCTCCTGGCTCAGGGTAGCTGTCGTCAAGATGACGAGGGTGGTAGCACAGGTGCCATTTGCCGTAGGTCATGGGACCTCCGGTGATGGTGGCACGAATGTGCAGATTTCCACGCAACAGACGAAACCCCTCTATTTTCTTCTGAACGTGAGTGTTCGTTAGAAAAAGAGTCCAAGGATCGATAGTGTACTTTTCACGAGCACCTACCGTAGGTGCAAAAGCACCGATCCTGACCGGGCGAGACAAATACTCGCCAAGAGAAGTGTCTGTTGACAAGCCGGTTTTGTACGTTGAATCTAACGGAAAACCCATGTCGTACTTGTGAGCTTCGTCACCATGGGTAAACGTGACAGTGCCAACTTTGTGTTCACGGGTGGCATGGTCGGATACCGTGTTCTTTTGGTTTGTATGATCTGGAGTCCACTATGAAACTTCTGTCCAGTTGGACTGACTGGACGAAGTGGGTTCGATCAATAAGAGAAGAGAAGCCTAAACGCGCTTTGATCACAGCGCACCTGGTAAACCATACATCTTCAATCCCATTTTGGCTCTCCTCGGATGTACGATGGGGTCGCACAGAGGGACGCGTTTTATGTCAGCCCGAGACAATGCTGAAGTGCCTAGAATAATTGGTATTCGGTGGAAGTAAGCTCTCTCAAAAGTTTGCCGTGCTCTGCGTCCAAGAGAGTGCACATATGGGCAATGCCATGTTTGGTGGCAATGGATCGCAGCCATTCTTGTCGTTGCGAGAAAACTTCTTCCCCATAGAAACACCACTCACGTAGGGCTCCATCAATGTTAACCGCTGCCGCTTCTGCCGGGGCTAGGTCTCCACGTTTGACACTCTTCAAAGATTTGAGAATAGAACTCTCGTCCAGACAACCAACATGATATCCAAGCTCTGGGACATAACGGGACCACCTCTTGAGAAACTGAAGCCGCTCAAAGTCAACAAACTTGGTCCCTTCGGCGTCCTTGATTCCTGGAGTTAGCTTCATGTCATAAGTGCCGAGATAATGCTGGACGCTCAGAAAATTGAAACGCGACCACCAGTATGCCACAGTGGCGATAAAATCATCTCCATATACCACAAGCTTCACATGCCTCCGAAAACAACCGGGCTTCGCATAGGGAAAAATGGATTTGAAAGCACAGCGAAGAAGCAAACTATTGTCGATACTGTTGATGATGACAGTCACCGGGATGCCAGATGGGGTGCATCCATCAAGCAGGTAGACCTGGCCACAGTACTCCGCCAAGGGCATCATTAGGTCGGTTGCCATGAAAGTCATGCGCAATAAGTCCAGTGGTTTATAGGATCCTTTTGCTGCAATCTCGACCATTACCCTGTAGCTTGCTGAACTTATGGTGGCACTCTTACGCACATCGTACTTAGAATGATCGCCGTCAAAAGCGCGTCGGAATACCCCAAGAAATTCAATGAGCTCGTCCCAATCACGGGAAACGGGATTCATGCCCACTGCACATTCGCTGATGCCAGTCATCATCTGTATACAGTAACACACAGGGGCGTAGTACTTGCGAACCAAAAACGTACAGGCGAGCTCAGCGATCATGAAAAGTCGGACTTTTTCTTTGTCCCATTGCGTAGCTTCATCCTTGGGGATAGCGGTGAACAACCAGCCAACCCGCTGCCCAGCGTCAAGAAGAAGAAAGCAAGCATGAGCCTCTTTCACAACATCATCCACAAACTCATACCATTCCTTGTCGTTCATCTCGTCGCGAATGAACTGGTAATAAACGACCTTTGTGCCGGGTCGATTTTTTCCAGCCGAAGAGCGATGGTTGATGGGCCCGAGAAAACGTATTCCCTCTCTCCCAGTTACAACTTCTCGGTCAGTGAGAGGGTGCAACTGTTCCAAAATAGGCCCAGGGATGTTCCCAAAATAGGACAAATAGTCTTTCACGGCCCAACGAAGATGAGAGTCCGGCAAACCTGGCGTGGTGTTGCGGGCATGTCGAAAGTTATCCGGGTACATGGACTTCCCAAATCGAGGCCGCGTATACACGGGTTCTGGGAACTTTTCATAGACGTCGGCTGCAATCACAGTAGGCACAACCTTCGACTTGAAAAATGCTGTTTTGCGAGTGTGACCAACGTATTCGGCGCCTTGTTCCTGGTCACCAACTTCCTTGAGGGGATGCGGCGGCTTGGGGCCGATAGTTGATAGGCCTCTAGAAGCGAGTTCATCAAGTTTATCTGCCTGGACGTCCATGGGGACGACAGTTGCGGGCAGTGGCTTTTCCTCGAACGCCAATTGTCCATTGATCTCGCGTTCCCATTGATCCGGCATGGTAGCCAGTGGAAGGTGGTGCGGTTCTACCGTGAATGCTCGGCCGATGATCTCCATGATATCATTGATCGGAATGAACTCCGCGACAAACAACGATTTATCTTTGGTGTCACCTCGAATGTGTAAGGCTTGAATCATAGGAGCCTCGCCACTCTCCGGTCTAGTGACGTAGATCGAGCCACATGACCCAACGAAGGTTTCGGCACCTTGCCAATGGCCCCACATTCTTCGATGCATTTGGTGATCGGAATAGACGTCGCCAACGAAACCCAACTTGCCATCGTGAATCAGATTGGAGCTTGCATCTCTCCCGACGAGGGTTCCTTTCAAAACTCCAGGGAGCTCCGCGATGTAGCCAGTCAAGTCGGCTTTATTCTTGTAGCCACACAGGCGAACAAGAGCCAAATCATGTCGATCGTTGATCTTGTAGAACTGGGAGCGTTCAATTGTGCGCTTGGACATGTTGACGTCCTTTTCCGAGTCGCGCAAATACCAGAACATAGGTTCCAAACTCTTGGGTACACCGTGTCCCACTGTAAGAGCCCATCCGGTTTTCAACCAGAACAATGAGCAATAGAGTTTCTTGACTTTCTTTCCCGTCTCCTTATCTGAAACCTCGACGAAAACTGTGGTGATGTTTTTGGCCACCTTGGAACATAGTTGTGCGTGAGTAATACCCTTGACGCCTCCTTTTCTCTTCACGACGTTGCAGATCGGCTCATGCCAATTAGGGCGAGGGACTTGCCGTGCCGCGATCGCTTCAGGTGAGAGAGAGATGAGAGATTGCTTCTCCTCGTTCACTGGCTGGTATTGTTTCTCCTCGTGAGTGGGCGCATACTGCTTAGCTCTTTCGTTCTTTGCAGTAACTTGTTCCTCGGACACCTGAGGCGCCGGCTCGCTGTCATGGTACTGCTGCACCAAATACGCTGCAACTCCAGCTAGAGTCACAGCCACAGCTGAAAGTCCGATCGCCTTGAGCGTGCGAGTCACATAGGGACTGGCCTGGTTCACGCGACTTTTCGCGACGTCGCTGAGCAAACTTCTTCTTTTCTTCATATAGTCCAGAGCTCCGTTTCTAATCGACAATGAACGCCAACCGCAGTACACGTGTCCACACCAGAAGGATAGCGAGGGTAACATGTTTCTCAAAATGGCACTCCAAGATGTGGGAGCGTAGTACAAACCAAAGGTGGGAATAAGGCGACTTACTCGCCCGAGCCAGACATACGTGAGCTTCGGTGTATATTTCCAGTCGACACTTGCCCAGTCTGACCCGTCAGAGAGACTCCACTCCGCTGCTTTCAACAGTGAACATGTCAATCCGAAGAGGCAAACATAATTCATTCTGCGCCAGAATCGAGCTTTGCGGGCAAGATTATGATCGAGAACATGCGAGCAAATAGAATTTGCGAACGTAGTTTGAAAGAATGCATCGGGCATCCAATACCACCACTGAAACCATTCCTCCTGGCGAAAAACATCAATGATCTCATGCGTCACATTACGGACTTGGCGTCTGTTTCCCGCCCATGAGTACATGGAGGGTAGCCAATCTCCGATTGCAGTAGCACCGAAAACTGTTTCTACGACGGCTTGGCCAATCCCTGGCAACAATCCGGTCACAATGGGCTTCCCCACCCAAGTTGCCAAACTCTGTTTTTCTAGAGTTGTAGGATCTGGCGCTTGTGGAAAAGGTGGGGCAAAAGCGGCAACTGGGACGGGATCAATATCCATCGGATCGGAACTATCCTCCTCTCGCTCGATTAGATCTGGAACGGAATCTGGGGGTTCGGGATCGATGTCTTGCTCCAACAAGAGCTGTTTCTCGGGTTCTGGTTCCGTTCGGGAACAAGAGCAAGTTACGAGACCGCACTTCTTGCATTTGGTGAATTTAATGTTACGATCACGTTTAATATGCTCTGCCTGCTTCCTGACGTGGTTTATGTACAATTTCTCCAGCCAGTAAAAACCAGTGCGCATGTCCATGTCGATCAATTTCAACGGCTTGCCATTTTCCGTAACAGTCATAGGTCGCCAATCACCTGGAATACCCTCATTGATTGTCATTGTGATGGTGTCTCGTATCATGTTACCCCCTATGTTCAGTAGTCCAACTTTGTCAAGGAGCGTTTCATCAACCGCACCATACCCATTATCACACTCGGGTCGAACCTTGATATCCACAAACGCCTTCACTCTACGCCTGATGCTGTTATCCTCGACGGTGATCTGTGGAATGTTCATATGCCAGTTATTAGTCGTCCCGACTACACCGCAAATCGAGGGCACAGTGTTACCTTTGGATTCGACATCTGCTTTGTGAGCGACAAACGGTACGTTGTTAACGATTTGAATTAGCGCTGCACAGGCCAAAGACTGGTCATATTCCAGAGGAGTATTGGCAAGATCGTCGAGGATGATCCAACGCGTGC